AGTACGAAACTCTGAAGGCATTGAGTTCAGTCAGAACTCATATGTACATCGAGGGTGAGTACTTCCGACCTTCTATGGATGAAGAATTGGATTTCGACGGATTGTGCGAATATTCAATGGGAATGCTGATTGATCTCGAAAAGAAGATCCTATCAGATAAACTAGAAGATATCTCTCGTGACGAATTAGAGATATTGCTAAGACTTGTAGATGAGTCTGAGGTACTATCAGAATTGTCAGAACTCATAAATCAAAATGTAGATGAGATCAGAGAAAAATTTAATTCTATTAAATTCGAGGAAGATCTTACCTACGGTTCCTCGATGAGATATTACAATCTCGTCGAAGATAAATCTAGTATTAAGCACCTCGTATCACTCATGGAGACAGGTGATGAAGAAAGCTAACCTAGTTGACTCTTTCGAGATTTCCTCTAAGGATGTCTCATGGAAGATCGACGAGTCTAACACAGACAAGGTTGTCGATGGTGTCAACATACTAGGTAGGGCTGTAGGACCATTCTTCGCAGTCAATGCAGATTCTCTCAATGGTAGACATTACTCAAAGAAGCTTTGGGAAAATGCGATCAATGAGAATACAGATCGCTTTGGCAATGGAGAGATGCTAGGTACTATTGGACACGATCAGTCTCTGGACGATCAGGCACTACTCGAGGGTAAGGTCAGTCACAAGGTAACCAAGCTATGGATCGATGAGAGCACTGGTACAGGAATGGGAGAGGTACAGATCCTAAGTACTCCTGCCGGTAAGGTTCTCAACTCATTGCTACGAGGAGGTGTTAGACTTAAGGTCTCCTCTCGTGCTATGGGCGAGTTCAAGGGTACTGCACCTAGTGGTGCTAAGATGATCGACGAATCTAGCTTCAAGCTAGAGGGATTTGACTTCGTACAGCGTCCAGGTGTTGCCTCAGCTATACCAGTACTTGTTGAGTCTGACAACACTGATGAAGAGAATATTTCTAAGGAAAATGAAGAAATGACACAGAATCTTCTAGAGTCTATTACTAGTGAGAAGCTAAAGCTGCAGGAGCAGCTAGCTGATACTCTAGCTAAGCTTTCCGAGTCTAACAGAGACCTTGACGCACTACGTAACAAGGATGTTAACGCTCAGAAGGAACTAGTCCGTTTCGAAGAGAACATCAAGTCTAAGAATGAAAGATACGATGCTCTTAAGGAAGAATTTGACAGTATCAAGGGTCAGATCTCAGCTTACTCCAAGCTAGGTTCTGTCGATGTACTTGAGTCTGCCATGCAGGAAGCTGAGGACAAGCTTTCACAGTACAAGGAATTCGGAACAACAGAACAGCTCACTGAGGCTTTCAGTCGTATCGACCAGCTTGTAGAAGATAGTAAGAAGCTAGGTTCACCTGACGAGATCGAAGAGTCACTCTGCGAGCTAGTCGAGTATAACGAGCTAGGATCTATCGAAGATCTCAAGACTAAGCTGGATACTCTAGCAAAGTTTGAGGAAGCAGCTACACTAGAGGAAGTCAATCTGGCTCTCTCAGTAGTTGAGTCCTACAAGGAGCTAGGTACTCCTGAGCTTATCAACAAGGCATTCGACATTGCACAGGGTATTGTAGAAGACTACAAGACTAAGAGCAACGACAAGATTGTTGAAGAGATCTCTACTGAATTTGAGGTAAGTAAGGAAACCGTCGGATCTCTGCTTAAGAAGCATAGCAAGGACGAGGTCAAGTCTATCCTCGAGTCAATTAAGTCTAGCAAGGATGACGTGTCTACCAGATATCGTAAGAGAGACAAGAATAAGCTCGACGAGAACGTATCTGAGAACACTGATGGTGACAACAGACAGAGCAAGATTTACGAGAACGACGACTCAGTCCGTACTCGTGGTAGCCGTCTGATGGAATCTCTGTCACGTTAATCTGAACAAACAAAAGAATAATTTTAAGGATTTAATATGTCTGGTTTTTCGTTGAGAGAACAGCTTAAGGGTGATCAGGTCGAGAAGGACTCTGAGCTATACCTTAAGAAGTATCGCACCCAGGTAGAGATGCTAGAGTCTAGCTCTCTGATCTCTAAGGTTCGTGAGATTACACCTTACGACATTCATGCGCTCGGTAAGCAGCTTGATACTTTCACAGTCTACAAGGACCTGTGTGAAGAGGACGGAACTCTTGCTCAGCTAGGTAAGATTCCTAACGTCGCGTTCGACGTTATCACTGTAGCTTATGGTACATCTCCAATCTCCACAATCGCTTCGGTTCAGCCGATCGATGAAGAGCGTGGTACTGTATACTACAAGAATGTTATCGCTCAGAATACTCGTGGTAACGTAACAGCTGGTGACAAGATCGCCTCTGCTATTAACTTCGAGGACGTAGCTCCAGTAGGCTACGCAGGTGACCGTGTCACTGAAGTTGCAGGTACAACTGTCGACGGTACAACATCTTATAGCTTCACGCTGGCAGGTGCTCCTATCCGTACACAGTCTGTCAACATCGGTGTAGGTAACCTAGCTCTGCCTAACATGGACGACGGTCTAGGTAACGTTCTAGGTCGCGGTCTATCTGGTACCATCAACCACGCAACTGGTGCTGTTACCATCTCTCTAGCTTCCAATCCTGGTGCTGGTAAGCTCATCGCTGTAACTTATGCTACAGACTTCGAAGCTTCTCAGGACATTCCTAAGATCATCTTCAAGCTAGATACACTAAGCGTAAATGCTCGTGTATTCGCTCTGAAGGACACAATCGGTCTCGAGCAGACATACGCTCTACGTCGTAGATTCGGTATGATCTCCGAGGACGAAGTAGCTAAGGATCTGATCGCAGCGATCAACTCCGAAGTTATGAATACTGCTGTTATGCAGCTTGCAGCACGTGCTGTAGGTAACACAACTTGGACTAAGGCTGCTCCTGATGGAGTATCTTACCTAGAGCATATCCAGACATTCAAGCACGCAATCACAGATGCTGAGTCTGTAATGCTTGGTAATGCTGGACGTGGTACCATTAACACAATGGTAGCAGGACGTAATGCTGCAGGTATGATCAGCAACCTACCAGGATTCGTCAAGATCTCTGATGGTTCTACAATCGGACCTCACATCTTCGGTACTCTGGACGGTACAATCGTTGTACGTGTTCCTAACACTAACGTACTGAACGCTAATACCGTTCTAGGTATCTACAAGGGTGGTTCTCCATTCGAGGCTGCTCTAGTATACGCTCCATACATGCCACTGGTTGTAACGACTGCTCTACCTAACGGTATCAATCCGCTACTTAACCAGAGAGCAGCAGCTGTATGGGCAGCTATCGATACTCTGGTACCTAACTTCGTAACGAAGATCACCGTAGCGTAACATGACAATGGGAGGAGAGGTCATTCTGTCTTCTCCTCCCTATTTTAATATGTCAATAAGGATTTAAAATGACTAAGGTTACAAATAATTCTGATTCGCTGGTTCGTATCAATCGTCACGATCTAGGTCTTGATGTTTCTATCAAGCCAGGTGAGTCAGTAGAAGTTCCTTCAGCTGACGCTCGTAAGCTGCAGGCATTCAGAGCAGACTTCAATCTCGACATCGAAGGTCTAGCCGAGAGACTACGTCCTATCGAAGAGCCAAAGATTCCTATCGATACTCCAGAGCTAGAGATGGTTCGTCCAGACAACCTAGCTATCGAGTCTATCAGCTTCCCAGTAATGGTTCCTGTCAATAATGACGCTGTAAGAGAAGTCATTATGAAGGATCCTACTGAGTCCAACGAAGACTTCAAGCCAAATTCTGCTCGTTCTCAGGCTTCCAAGAAGCAGGAAGAAGTAGGACTAGGTAAGGCTTCTAAGGAGAAGTCAACTGGTGATAAGGCTGCTTCTACTGTGCCTGACGATGTCAAGCCAGAAGCTTCTAAGGACGAGGCTCGTGAAGCTCGTGCTGAAGCTAAGAAGGAAGTAGCTAAGGAAGATGCTAAGGCAGAAGTCAAGGCAGATCAGGGCAACAAGGCTAAGTAACTAGATGGCCGACTCGAACATCAAAGCAAAACTTAAAGAACTATTTGCCGGCAAGGACATACTGGGTCACGATCCAGGTACCAAACGCAGAACGTCTATCGTCGAGATGACACCTGTAGTGAATAGTCGTCAGCTAGTTATTAAAGGATTGTCTCAGGGATCGAAGTTATATACTCTGACCTTCAGTATGTTCGATGTCGACTATTCTAAGACACAGTCTACCTCTCATCCTATCCCAGTGTCTACAGTAAATGGTGAGTACTTCTTTATTCCACGACAGAAGTTCTCAGAAGCCACTGTTCAAGTACGTTGTAGTTGTGCAGACTTCTACTATACCTGGAGTCACTGGGATAGTCAGACTAAAACTCTCTCAGGTCCTAAGATGAAACCGTATGTCAGAAAGACTACGACTAGACCAGAGAGAAATAAGGCACACGTTCCAGGGATGTGTAAGCATCTC